TCCAGACCGATCTCGCCTCGGTTCCCCGTCTGCCGCTCGTCTATTGGCTGACCGGCGCCACCAGCACCGAGGCCGCGGTCGTGCATGACTACCTGTATGCGACGGGCATTGTTCCTCGCGCCGTGGCGGACGACGTGCTGGCCGAAGCGTCCAAGGCGACCGGCGTGCCGGCCTGGCGCCGGGGGCTCATGTGGGGCGCGGTGCGACTGTTCGGTGGCGCGCACTACGCCGAGGAGGGCTAGTGGGTGCGGATTGCAAATTGTTGGGTTGTGGCCATGTGGATTTGGCTGGCGTCGGAAATGAAGAGCTACGCCTGGATTCGCCGCAGCTACGCCTTTCGTCGCGCAATTCCCCACTTCGGTGTAGCGGAAGCTATGGGGTGGCGATACTTGCGGACCATCGAATTCATACCCCCGAAACGACAGCTTTGGACCCGCAAGAACTGGCTCCTTTGCTTCGAGGGGAGTTACCGCGTTTGCCATTTCCGACTGGTTGCGGTGCGCCGCTGGGCCACGCGGGAGGAGGCGTTGGCGGACTTGTATTGGGGGAGGACTGACCCATGACTCACGTTTGTGAAAGGGGCTAAATATGCCTATCGTATCTGGCGACATCGTTTATCGGCTATCTGGCGGGGCGTCCAACACCGACCCGGCGGCTTCCCTCGGCGGCGCGAAATCCTCGACGGCGGCCGGCAACTACTTCGACGACGTGTCAAGCGCCGAAGCGACGGCGGGGGACGTGGAATACCGCTGCGTCTATGTCCACAACGGGCATGGCACACTCGCCCTCCAAGGCGCGAAAATCTGGATTCAGACCCAGACGCCAAGCGCGGATACCGACGTGGCAATCGGTCTGGGTACTTCGGCCGTCAACGGCACCGAGCAAACCGTGGCCGACGAATCGACGGCGCCCTCCGGCGTGACGTTCTCTGCGCCGTCCAACTTCGCGGGCGGTTTGGCCATCGGCGATATTCCGGCCGGTCAGCACAAGGCGGTATGGGTGAGGCGCACGGTCAATGCGGCCGCCGCTGGGGCGTCGGATACCTTCACCCTGCGCGCGCAGGGCGACACCAACCCGTAAAACACCATGGCCTATCAGTTCACCTCCGGGACGATCACGTTCGCGGGGACGAACAACACAGCGCTGGAGACGGCCGACAACCGTTTCGTCAAATTACCCGGCGCCACGTCGACGGCGGTCGTCTATAACGGCCGCCTGGCGGCGTCCTCGACGAGCAGCGGGCCGCAGTACCGGTACACCGGGGAGTCGCCACCGTCTGCGGACTACTCGGTCAAATGCGACCTGACGATGATCGGTCAAAATGCGAGCTATTCCAGCGGGCCAATGTTGCGCGCCGCCGTCAATGGCTCCAATCGCGACGGGTATTGGTTTAGACACAAGCACGGCACCGGTTGGCAAATATTTCGCTACCTATCCGGCGCTGCAACGCAGATCGGTGCGACCGTCCCGGCGACCTACTCGACAGGTCGCACCTACGACATGCAAGCGACGGTCGTCGGTGACACGGTGCAGCTGGCGGTCGAGGATATGGTCATCCTCACGGCGGTCGACGCCTCCCCGCTCACTGCCGCCGGGTATCTGGGCGTCGGGCCGGGTTCGGTCACCGGCTCCGGCGAGCACCTGGACAATCTGGAGGGGTGGACCACTGACGGACTGGTGACCTATCCGGAATCCACCCAGGTTCTCGCCAACGCGGCGTGGACATGGTTCAACGCGCCCGAGGCAGTCAGCTACAACGGCTATACCTACCTCGGGTATATCACCAGCGCCGGCGACATCGGTATCGCCAAGATCAACGAAACGACGCTCTCCGCCACGACGGCGGTCGTGCACGCGGCGCTTGAGGTCGACGACCACGACAACCCGTCCGTCACCATCCGGGCAGACGGCCGCATCCTGCTGATGTACAGCAAACACAATGACGCGGCCGGGATTCGGTGCATCATCTCCACCAATGCCGAGGACATCACTGCATGGGGGACGGAAACCATCATCAGCACGGGGATCACGACACCGTGCAGCTACGCAAATACTTTCAAGCTGTCGGACAGCGGCAAAATCTACAATTTCTTCCGCAGCGGTCAGGGCGCGTCAGGCACAGTCCCCTGGGCGTTTATCACGTCCTCGGATGATGGCGCGACGTGGTCCGGGCAAACCAACATTCTGACCGAAACCAACGCCACGCCGTACCCGCGATTCTGGTCAAACGGGGTTGACCGCATTGACATGCTGTACGTCGCAAACCACCCGGAGCTGGGGTTGTCGTCGGTCTACCACGCCTATGCCGAGCTAGACGGCAGCAATAACCTCGTCTGGTACACGACCGACGGCACGTCCATCGGGTCATCGGTGTCGCCGGCTTCCGAGGGGACGCTGATCTTCGACGCGACGAGCATCGATGCATGGGTGTGGGACATCCATGCCGGCCCGGACGGACACCCATGGACGCTGTGGGTAAAGTTCGCAGGCGGGGGCACCAACAACCATCGCTTGATGTTCTCTCGATGGACGGGTTCCGCCTGGGCGACCCCGGTCGATATCTGCAAAATGGGCATCGCCTGGGCCACGGGAGACCCCAATTATTCCCCGGGCGCGCGCTTCGACGCGGTGGACCCGACTCATATCTACGTCGGCCGCCTCACCGAGGCCGGCGCGGCGCCGTTTGAGTACATCACCACGGACGGCGGCGACACCTGGAGCAAATTGCGGCAGCTCGCCGAGGGCGGCACCGCCAAATGGTTGCGGCCGATCAGTCCGATCAACCGGGCGTCCAAGGTCGCCGCGATTTTCGCCACGGGCACGTACACCAGCTACACCAGCTACAGCATGGCGGCGAAGGTATTCGAGGCGGCAGCTTCTACGACGGCTGTTACCTCTGACGCCACGGCAAGCTACGCCATCCGCGCCCCCGTCTCGTCGGACTCCACAGCGAGCTACGCTCTCCGGGCGGCGGTGTCCTCGGATTCGGCGCCAGGGTATTCCGTTCGCGCTGTGGTCAATAGTGACACGGCTACCAGTTACGCCATCCGCGCCCCCGTCTCGTCGGACTCCACTGCAAGCTACGAGCTCCTTTCTGCCGGCGCCGTCTCGTCGGATTCCACTGCAAGCTACGCCATCCGCGCCGCTGTCTCTGGCGAGGGCGCTGTCGCGTATTCGGTTCGCGCTCCGGTGTCGGCGGATGCGACGGCGGAGTATTCGCTCCGTGAGGCCGTGGCAGCGAGCGCGGCGGCGTCCTACGACATCATTACTGCCGTCGCGGCGTCCTCCTCCGTGTCTTATACGATTGACGGCCCCGCGGGCGGGGCGTGTCCGACGACTGCGGAGCTTACAGCTGCCGTTATGGCTGCGCTGAACGCCACGACGATTCCGGTGGATGTCCGAAAAATGAACGGCGCCAGCGTTATCGGCGACGGCACCAGCGGAAATTCCTGGCGGGGGGTCGGTGTTCCACCCTAGCGCGTTCAAGGCTGCAGCGTTCAAAGCCGTGTCTTGGAGAGGCATCGGAGAGGCGGTCGCGGCGGTATCTGGCTGGCTGCTGCCCATCCTGCGGCGGAGACGGCGCCCCTAGGGTGCGCGTGCTATTGCGCGTCTGGGGTAGATTCCGACCATGCACACGTTTGACCCTACCGACATCCCCGGCCAAGAACGCGCTCAGGCCGACAGCGACCAGCGCGGCGCCCAAGCTCGCGCCGCGGAGGCCGACGATCTGCAAAAGCTCATGGCGGCCCCGTGGGGGCGCCGAATCGCGTGGCGCTGGCTCGACCGCGCCGGAGTCTACCGGCTGTCGTACAGCGACAACGCGATGGCGATGGCTTTCAATGAAGGCCGCCGGAACGAGGGCCTGCGACTACTGGCTCAGCTGGACAGCCTTTGCCCGACTGAATACCTCACGCTCTTGAAGGAAGCACACGATGCCCGAGACTTTGCTGCCGGCTGACCCCGCACCCGCACCTGCGGACCCCGCACCCGCACCTGCGGACCCTGCACCTGCACCCGCACCCGCACCCGCACCCGCACCTGCGGACCCTGCACCTGCGGACCCTGCACCTGCGGACCCTGCACCGGCCGCCTACGAGTTCAAAAACCCGGAGGGCGCGGACCTTGATTCCGCGGTCCTCGACGCATTTTCAGCGGTCGCGCGGGATCTGAAACTCCCGCAGGAGGCGGCCCAGAAAATACTCGATCAGGTCGGCCCCGTCATGCGCGCCCGCATGGATGAGCGCATCGCGGCGACACAAGCGGAGTGGGTTTCCGCCACGCGGGCCGACAAGGAGTTCGGCGGGGACAAGCTGCAAGAAAACATCGCCACGGCCAACAAAGCTCTGGAGGCATTCGCAACACCGAAACTGCACGCTTGGCTCGTCGAAACCGGCGCGAACAAGCACCCGGAGGTCATCCGGGCGTTTTACCGCATCGGGCAGGCGATCAGCGAGGACCGTTTTGTCGGGGGACGGTCAAGCGGAGGCGCGCAGCAAGACGCACGCCGCATGTACCCGACATCCAACATGAACCCGTAACAGGAGGCCACCATGGCAACCCTTGCTTCGACCAACCCAACCCTGGCCGATGTCGCCGCCCGGATGACCCCGGACGGCAAAATCGACCCCCTGCTTGTCGAAATGCTCAACGAGACCAACGAGATTCTCGAAGACATGACCGCCCTGGAAGCCAACGGCTTCACCGAGCACAAGACCACCGTGCGCTCCGGCCTGCCCACCGGCACCTGGCGCAAGCTGAACTACGGCGTGCAGCCCGAGAGGTCCCGCACCGTGCAGGTCAAGGACAGCATGGGCATGCTGGAGTCCTACGCCGAGGTGGACAAGGCGTTGGTCGACCTCAACGGCAATTCGGCCGCCTGGCGCCTCTCGGAGGACCGCGCGTTCATCGAGGGCATGAATCAGAACATGGCCACCACGCTCTTCTACGGGGATTCCAGCCTCGACCCCGAGAAGTTCATGGGCCTCGCCCCGCGGTACAGCAGCCTTGCGGCCGAGAACGCCTTGAACATCGTCGACGCCGGGGGCACCGGCAGCGACAACGCCTCGATCTGGCTGATCAACTGGTCGCAGAATACCTGTCACACGATCTACCCGAAGGGTTCGCCGGCAGGTCTGCAATCGCGCGACCTGGGCGAGGACACCCTCCTGGACGCTGCGGGGGGCCGTTACCAGGGCTTCCGCACCCATTACAAGTGGGATATCGGCCTCACCCTGCGCGACTGGCGGTATGTGGTGCGCATCGCCAATATCGACGTGTCCGACCTGACCAAGAACGCCGCTTCCGGCGCTGACCTCATCGACCTGATGACCCAGGCGCTCGAACTGGTGCCGAATGTCGGCATGGGGCGCCCCGCGTTCTACCTGCCCCGCAAGCTGCGCAGCTTCCTCCGCCGCCAGATCGCCAACAAGGTCGCAGCCTCGACGCTCACCATGGAAACCGTTGCCGGCAAGAAGGTCGTTCAGTTCGACGGGGTGCCTTGCCGCCGCACCGACGCCCTCCTGCTCACCGAAGCCCGCGTGGTGTAACGGCTGTACGCCTAGAAAGGATCAAAACCATGTACATCGACAAGAACCTTCAAGTCTCGAACGAGCAAGCCGTGACCGCCACGGCCGCGTCGACCGACGTTATCGACTTCGGCCAGGCCAACCCGGACGTCGGCATGACCGACCTGTGCAGCATGGTCATTACCGTGGATGAGTCGGCCGCTGCCGCTGGCGCCGCCACGGTTACCTTCGCGGTGCAGGACTCCGCGGACAACGCCGCGTTCGCCGACACGGCCGTCACGGCGGCGATTCCCAAAGCCACCCTGGTGGCGGGGTATCAACACGTCATCCCCCTGCCGACCAAGATGCGCCGGTACTGCCGCGTGAACTACACGGTCGGCACCGGGCCGCTCACTGCCGGCAAGTTCTCTGCGCAGATCGTCACGGGCTTCCAGCAGAACGTGCCGAAGCCCGACAGCCCGCGCATTGCGTGATAGGGGGGCCTCGTGAAAGTCATTGCCCTCAAGCCTGGGTACTTCGGGCGACTCCGCGAAACCGGGGACGAGTTCGAAGTGCCGCAGGGGGCGAAAGCCTCCTGGTTCGCCCCGGCCGAACAGCCCGCAGGAAAGAAGCCCCAAGCCGAACGCACGGCGGGTAAGAATCCTCCGGCGGACGGCTTGGTCTAAGGTGCCCCCTCGTGGGATTAAGCGCTTAGGGGGGCTCCGTGCCCCCCGTTTTTTGAAAGGCACATATGCCGTCTCCTGTCGATATCTGCAACCTGGCGCTGGGGCACCTAGGGGACCGCGGCACCGTCGCCAGTATCGACCCCCCGGAGGGCTCCGCGCAGGCGGCGCACTGCGCGCGGTTCTACCCGATGGCCCGGGACGCGTTACTGGAGATGCACCCGTGGCGGTTCGCAACCCGTCGCAAGGCGCTGGCGCTCCTGGAGGTAGGCGCCTGGACCTGGGCGTTCGCCTACGCGGAGCCTTCGGACCTCCTGCGTACCGTGGCGGTGCTCCCCCCGGACGCTACCGACGACTCGGCGGCGCAGCCGTACGACATCGAACTGGCCGACAGCGGGGTTCGCGCCATCCTCACGAACCAGGAGGGGGCAGTCCTTCGCTACGTGGCGCGGGGTGTTGACTCCGCGAGCTTCCCCCCGCTGTTCGTGGATGCGCTGGCGTGGCTCCTGGCGTCCTACCTGGCGGGGCCGATTCTCAAGGGCGACGTGGGCAAAGACGAAGCCAAGCGCTGCCTCGCGGCTTTCTCAACGTCCTTTGCGCTGGCTACCGTGAGCGACGCCAGCCAACGCAAAAGCCGACAGGCGCACGTTCCCCCCTGGCTGGCGGCGAGGTAGCGCATGCCAAACACCCGAGTGCTACAACGCTCGTTCGCGGGGGGTGAGGTTTCCCCTGAGTTCTTCGGTCGCATCGACGACGGCAAGTACCAGAGCGGGCTCGCCCTCTGTCGGAATTTCGTGGTGAAGCCTCAAGGCCCTGCCGAAAATCGCGCGGGCTTTGCCTTCGTGCGCGAAGTGCAGGACTCGACCAAAGCGGTGCGGTTGCTCCCGTTTACTTACTCGACGACACAAACCATGCTCATTGAGATGGGGGCGGGGTACTTTCGCTTCCACACTCAGGGCGCCACCCTGATGAACGGTGCGGTCCCCTACGAGATCACCAACCCCTTCGCGGAGGCTGATCTCTTTGACATCCACTATGTACAGTCGGCGGACGTGCTGACGCTCGTGCACCCCAATTACGCGCCGCGGGAACTGCGCCGCTTGGGCGCGCTTCTCTGGCAACTCGACGTGATTGACTTCGCCGCAGCGCTGGCTTCCCCTTCGGTGTTCGTCAAAGGGAACAACAAGGGCACCACAAACTTCTATCAATACGTCGTCACCGCCCTGTCGGCGGACGGCCTCCAGGAGTCCGTCCCCTCCGGCCCCGCACAGGGTAGCTCCCGGACAATCAACGCCGTCACCCAGGCGAACCCTGGAGTGCTCACCACGAGCGGGTCGCACGGGCTCGCGGTCGGGTACGCGGTCTACATCGCCAACGCCACGGGCATGGTGGAACTGAACAAGAACTATTACACGGTCAACACGGTGCCCTCCAGCAACACGATGACCCTCGCCGACGCGGCCGGTAACGTCATCGACACCTCAGCGTTCGGGGCGTATACCGGCGGCGGCAAGCTGTACGCCTCCGGCATCAAGAACAATCTCCTGGCTACGGGCGGCGCGAACACGGTGACCTGGGCGGATGTCCCCGGAGCGAGCCGCTACAACGTCTATAAATTCCAGGGCGGGATCTACGGTTACATCGGGCAAACGGAAGGCACGTCTTTCATCGACGACAACATCGCCCCCGACCTGGGGAAGTCCCCACCGGTGTACGAGGAGTTGTTCGCAACGCCCGGGGAGTACCCCGGCGCGGTGAGCTACTTCGAGCAGCGGCGGTGCTTCGCCGGCTCGATCAACAGGCCACAAAACATCTGGATGACCCGCAGCGGCACGGAATCGAACATGTCGTCCTCCATCCCTGTGAGGGACGATGACCGCATCGCCTTCCGCGTCGCCGCGCGGGAGGCCAACACCATCCGGCATATTGTGCCGGTCACCAATTTGCTGTTGCTCACGGGCGCGGCGGAGTGGCGGGTGACCTCGGTGAACAGCGATGCTATCACCCCAACAACGATCAGCGTGCGGCCGCAGTCCTACGTCGGCGCGTCCAACGTGCAGCCGGTCATCATCAACAACACGCTGCTCTATATCGCGGCCCGCGGGGGCCACGTGAGGGAATCCGCCTACAGCTGGCAGGCGAACGGCTTCATTACCGGGGACGTGTCCCTGCGCGCTTCGCATCTGTTCGACACGTACGACGTGATCGACATCGCGTTCAGCAAGGCCCCCTCCCCCCTGGTCTGGTTCATCAGCACCAGCGGGCGCTTGCTTGGCCTGACGTACCTGCCGGAGCAGCAAGTTGGCGCCTGGCACTGGCACGACACGGACGGTGTTTTCGAGTCCTGCGCCGTGGTCGCCGAAGGGGCGGAGGACGTGCTCTATTGCGTCATCCGCCGCACGATCAACGGGCAGAGCAAGCGCTACGTGGAGCGAATGTCCTCGCGCCTGTTCGCCACGGGGGAGGACGCGTTCTTCGTCGATAGCGGGCTCACCTATACGGGGGCGCCCGCCGACACCATCAGCGGCCTGGGGCACCTGGAAGGCAAGACCGTCAATATCCTGGCGGACGGTGCCGTACACCCGCAACGGGTAGTCACCGGGGGTGCGGTCACCCTCGATGTCGAGGCGAGCAAGGTGCATATCGGCTTGCCTATCGTGGCCGACCTGCAAACGCTTCCGGCGGCGCTCGCGTTGCAGGATGGGAGCTTCGGGCAGGGGCGAGTCAAAAACGTGAACAAGCTATGGCTCAGGGTCTTCCGGTCGTCGGGCATCTTTGCAGGGCCTTCGGCGGACGACCTGGTGGAAGTCAAGCAGCGCACAGACGAGCCTTTCGGCAGCGCCCCCGCCCTCAAGTCTGAAGAGATAGAACTGATGCTGCACCCCGAGTGGTCGGACGGGGGCCAGGTCTTTGTGCGGCAAAGCGACCCGCTGCCCCTGACCGTGGTCTCCGTGACCGCCGAAATCGCTATCGGCGGCTAGCGAAGGATAACGACATGGCCTTTACCTCCTCCCAGATTGCCAGCGCGTCCCTTGGGCTCAAGATCGGCGGCGCCATCACGTCGGCCGCCGGGGCGTACTACGACGCCCTCGGCGGTGCGGCGTCGATGAGGTCACAAGCGCGCATCGCCGAGGCAAACGCGCAGATCATGGACACGAACGCCCGCATCGCGGAGCTCGGCGCGCAGGCGGAGCTCCGCGCGGGCCAGCAGCGCATTGGGGAAGTGACCCGGCGCGCGGGGCAAGTGAAAAGTGCCCAGCGGGCCGCGATGGCCGCCAACGGTATCGACCTGGGGGTGGGCAGCGCGGCGGAAGTTCAGGCGTCTACCGACGTGATGAAAGACCTCGATGTCGCCACCCTGGAGGCTAACGCCATGCGCGCCGCCTGGGGCGCGCGCTTCCAAGCGGTTGATGCCCGCGGCCGGGCGGGCAGCCTGCGCAGCGAGGCCCAAAGCCGGCGCGCGCTCTCCAACAGCGTTAGCCCCTGGGGGGCGGCGGCTACGTCGCTCCTCGGCTCCGCCGGCACCGTGGCGAGCTCCTGGTACCAGTTGCCGCGCGACACGCCCTCCCCCGGTGGCAACTACCAAGTCGGCACGCCGGGGTACTCCGGCAACTACCTCCATTTTGACCCCTGACCATGCCCACAGTCCCCCGCTACGATAGCCAACAGGTCGGCCCCTCCGGGGGTGCGCTCCCGCTTTTCTCGGGCGTGCAACCCCCCGCGCCAATGCCGAACGCCGCTCGACAGACGCAAGAACTCGGCACCGCGATGCAGCGCGCCGGGGATGCAGGGGAGCGCATTGCCCTGGACATGAAGCGGCAGGCCGACCAGTTGCGAGTTGACGACGCGCTCAACCAGGTCAAGAACGCCGCCCTGCGGCTCACTTACGACAAGGACGCCGGCTTTCAGCGCTTGAAAGGCGCCGCCGCCCTGGAGAAAGAGGACGGCGGTTACTTCGACCTCCCCGGCACGTTCGCCGGGCAGCTCCAGCAGCACGTCGACAGTGCGGCGGCCCGCTTGGTGAACAACGAGCAACGGCAGGCATTTG